GTCTTTTCTGTTTTATCATACGGAAGTTTAAGTGCATCAAATGCCTTTGCAATAGATGCTGCAGCCCATAATTCTACATCAATCTTGGTTAACTCCTTGATTTTAAATAACAATTTCTTTTCTTCTTCTATCAATTTTTGTTTAATTTTCTCTGCTTTTTCTAAATCTACTCTTACACCTTTGAATCTCATATCTACTAGACATGGAAATAATTTTGTTTCCATATCAAATATATCTACAAGATCTTGTTTATTAATTTCTACTTTCATTTCATGCCAAAGTTTTAATGTAGATTCTGCATCTCTTTCTGCATACTGACCAACAAACATAGATGGAAGTTTCCATAAATCTTTTTTAGGATTAATTCCATATTCTTTTGCTGCGGCTTGTAATACTGCTTCATCTTTACCAATCCCTGCATATTCTTTTGCAAGTGTATCAAGACGATAACTTAATCTATTTTCATCAACGAGTGATGCTGCAATCATAGTATCTCTAATATCTTTTGGTAAGGTAAGTCCTGTTGATCTTAACCAAGATACATCATACATTGCGTTGTGAAATATAAATGTAGCATCTTGTTTAAATAAATCTTGTACCCAGTTTAAAACTAATTTCTTATCCATATTACCGCCGCCTTCATGTGCAATTGGATAATACGCTGACCAACCTTCTACTGCTACTGCAACCCCTACAATTTTACCACGACCAATCACGTTCCCCGATCCAAGTTCCGTTAGTTCCGGATCACAAGTCTCTAAATCCACTGCTATTTCTTTATGACCGCGTAGATCTTTTAATTCTTCTGGAACCACCCATTCTGTTTGTGGTGTAAATAAAACTTGTTGAAATGTTCGTGTCATTTGTCTTTATAATCTCTTTCTAAAATCATTTCTAAATAATGAATTGCTTTTAATATATCTTCCTTCTTACCTTTTAATCTATGACGACAAATGTATTTAATCGCATTGCCTTCCGCAAAAGGTAAATTGTTTTCGTTTATAAATATAGATGGCTGTATCTTCATACTTTTATAATGTTTACCACCTACTTGTCTAAAGAATGCTTTGTTTGTCATATAATATATGCTTTGTTAAAATCTCTTGGATCTACAATGTGAAGTTCTTTTTTAGCTCTGGTACAAGCTGTGTAATATAATCTATGTAAATCATCTGGATCATCTTCGCTTTGTCTTACAGCGGCAGCAGTTAGATCAGTTAGAATACAAATGTTATCTTGTTCACCACCTTTAAATGAGTGAATTGTAGACAAAAGAATTCTAGGAGTCTTGTTTATCTTCTCACCATTAGCTCTCATATTACGAATATAATTTTCTGTAATTGTATCAACACCTTCAAATGATTCATACCATACTTTATTAGTAAGTAAACCATGATTTTGCATACAGTCGTTTATTAAATATTTTTCTTCTGCTTTTAATGTTTTAGCATCTCTGTATCCAGGGGTTATATTTGCACCTAAATATTTATAGATGTTTTTTATTTGAAGATAATTTAAAGGTGTATTATTTCTAAAGTCTTCCCAATTACTTAATGCAAGTAATAAATCTAATGATATAGAATTAATTCCTTTGTATTGATAATACCATCCTTGTAATTCACACAATTCTTTAACATCATTTAAAAAGTGATTAGCTGTTGCGAGAACTGTCCAATTTCCTTTAGACATATCTACTTGAGTAATATCAGTATAATATCTTAATAAACCTGTTTCTTGTCTTGGTTTATAATCTTTTTCATATCTATTTTTAACTCTTGATATAATTCTTTGTGATAATTCGTGTATAGGACCACCAGGAATACGATAAGATTGATTAAGCGTCCTGATCTCGTCCACCTCATCTTTTAGCGCTATAAAGTGATCTACGTCGGCCCCAGCCCACTTAAAAATGGCTTGGTCATCATCGCCTGCAATATATGTTTTTTCTGCGTTTTTCCATATAGATTTGATTAATTTCCACTGTAAATATGATAAATCTTGTGCTTCATCTATAAATAATACCTTAAATTTAGGAGCTAAATCTCTTTCAACAAATTCTTCTAACAAATCTGTAAAGTCTTTTAATCCTTTTTCTTTTTTATATCTTTTCAATTCTTGGTCAATTAAATACAAAGTATTTCTTTCCACATCTAATAAATTTTTTCTTGAATCATAACACTCAAGGAGATCTATACCTTTGACTCTTGCTGTGTTAATAATGGTTAAGTATTCATTATCTGAATTAAATATACCATCTTCCTCCGAATAAGATGCAGTCTTAATAGGTATGTTACATTTAACTCCAAATTCTCTGTAATCCTCTGGACTCATCATTCTATCTCTAGTCATATTTAATAATTTAAAACACAAAGAATGAATAGTTCTAAAATAAACTAAATCATGTTCAGGACTTAATTCAAATTTTTGTGCAGCTCTTGTTGCAGCTTCTGTTGCAGCTTTTTTACTAAAAGAAAAATAACCTATTTCTCTTGGTTTAATTCCTTGTTTAATAAATTCATCTACCAAGTTTAACAACGTTGTTGTTTTTCCAGTTCCTGGTGGTCCTAGTATTATTGTTTTCATATTTTTTTAACCTCCTTTCTAATATTTTTTTTTGTAATTTTGTTTTATCTAATTCTTCTTTTAATAATCTGTATTTTAAAAACCAGTTTATTCCTATCATTAAAAATGTTCCTCATGATATTTAACTTGTGATATAGATGCATCAATCTTCTTCATAGTTTTAATCTTAACAAGTCTAGGTTCTTGACCTTTAATTTTAATTCTAGTTTCTTCTACAAAGATTTTATCTTCTTTCAAAGATTTAATTAAATTACCTGTTTTAGATTTATCCATTTCCCAATGATTCTTTTTACAAAAGTTGTAAAAGTCTTCCATTCTAAAATAAGTAAATTCTCTTTTGTCATCTGTATATGGAAGTTTATTAAAGACATCTTCCATTGTTCTTGCATTCTGTCTATTGGTTGTCCAATCTTGCAATAGTGAAATTATTTGATTTTTAGGATCCAATGATTCTAAAGGTTCTACTGTTTCCATTCTCTCTATTAATGGTTTTAGATAAAATTCTCTCCAATCTTTATCTTTTAATTTAGGTATAACAAGATCTGCTTTTTCAAGTAATGCAATAGAGAACATAACTGGATTTGCTAAATGTTCTGTTTTTAATTCTACTCTTCTTAAAGTTTCTCCTTCACCTACATTTAAAAAATACTGTGGCGGATTAGAATTATATTTCATTAAATTACTTAACAAAGGCATAGCATCTTCTTCAGAACCTACACCAAATTTTTTAGTTCTACATAGAGATGCATTACAAACATCTACAATTGGTGGAAGTTTACATCTATATTTATCGTAACCTTTTTTACCAACTGATTTTAATAACTGTTGTACTTCACTATTACTTAATGGTTTTGTCATGTATTTAAGATTAGCTTCGACGACTTTATCTTGCCAAGTATCTGGATCTGATTGTTTAAAATATATGGCAATATTAAACAATGCATTGTTCCTAGATCCTTCGCTAAAGCCATCGCGAGCTAATCTATTTAAACATGGAGGCCCATCTTTAAATGCTTCTTCTATTTTTTCTTCTTTGATTTCAATTTTCTCAACTTCTTCCCTGCTGCACGCATAAACATCATAGAGCTTATAAAATTCCTCAAGTGACACAGCGGAGCCATTATCGTCGAAAGCATATCTTAATCCTTTGGTTTGGTTATGGTAGGGAAGATTTAAAAAATTACCTGTGTCCCCACGTTCTACAAGTATTTCAATTTGTTTAGGAAATATTTCAACACCTGAATATCCTAATGCATCTGAAATTTTTTTAAGCGTAGACTGCATCAAAGATGCAGGTATAAATTCTTTTGTAAATAAAAATATATGTGCTCCACCAGATTTTGATCTGAAGACTATAAGTGGAAGTTTTAAACTTCTTATTTTTTGTATTAAGCTCTTGTGCTCAAGATTATATTGATCAACATCAATACAACCCCACTTACAATTATTAGATTCATTAATGGGAATAATACCCAAAGCAGGATCAATACCATTAAGATGGTCTTCCCAAAGGTTATCCGTGACCGGTTTTCTAACAATGAATGCTTTTCCTTTTTGTTTTCCATTTTCTCCACGTTCGCCTTTTTGATACTGTCCATATGCTGTTTGAAACCCAGCAAATATTTCTTTAAATTTTTCTTTCATAACTTACCATATTTGTGGGGCCCGTATTACCGAGCCCCGTTTCTTGATTAATCTAGAACGGCACGTTCTCGATTATCTTATCTTCTACATCAGCTCTTGTTTGCACCGATCCTTTTTTGACATCACTAGAAAATCCTTTTGCACTTAAGTACAAAGATTTATCTTTTGTGTCTAGAATTCGATCTTGTGTTACAACCCAACCGTACCAACTACCTTTATCATTTTTCTGTAGGTTAGATGATAAGTTGTATACAACACCATGCATTGGAGGAACTGCAAATCCACCTTTACCGTCAGAAATCTGAACAGTTTTCATCATTGCGTTCCACTTCTTGCTTACATTTAGCTGCGTTGACTTCATGGTAATTAAAGCTGGAGTATAACCACCCGCTTTAGTTCCTACCATTACATAGTAAGAAGCAGTTTCTTCTAAATAGTTACCGTTAGGTAATCTAATTTTAGATCCTTCTCTCTTACCTGTAGCTATCACTGGACTGTTAGGTGAGTGGAGTGCAATCGGAGCTGCAGATCCTTCTCCTCTTTCAGACCATTCTGGATAGTCTTTCTTATAGTAACAAGGAATAACTTTAATTCCTATTTTACCATCATACAGTTCATTCGTAACTGTATTATATATGTTACCTGGTTTAGCACCTGTAACATATTTAGAATCACCTTCAGTTACCTGTGGTGATAGTTGACCAAGTATTCTTATGAAAGGTAACGCAAGATCATTCTGCGTCATGTTTTCAAAACCTTTGTCTAGATCATCTCCAAACAAAGCTACTGAACCATTAGTCAACGATTTTTGTACCATCGCTTCATTAGCCATTATTCATTCTCCATTATTTTCGGGTTATTTTAGTTGTGTCTTTAATCCAAGTACTAAAGACTTCAGAAGGCATGTCGAGCCCGGACTCGACACGCTCCTGAAATAAAGCTGTCAAAGTGTTCCAAGCCACATCAGATTTCTGATTTGGTTCAAAACCATTTGACGCCGCAAGGTCCAACAATTGTTGTGCCTTGTCATCTTCGCCACGACCGAACGTAACAGAGACATTGTTTTTAATAATATCTCCAAGTCCGTTCTCACGAAGCCATTTATAAGCATCTTCCCTTCTTGTATCATCTTTGGGAAGAGTACATCTGTATTCTCTTTTGACTGTTACAGATGAACCATCAGCTAATTTCAAAGAACTTAAACCTTGTTCTGCAAGCAGTTCAGGTATAACTCGTTCACTAATATCTCTTGCCATTGCTTTTAGATTACTGACATGTTCTTCAGCTCTGTTAATGTCATCCTCTAAATCTTTTAATTTTTTACATTGGTCTGCTATTGTAGTTACTTCTACATTATCTAAAAGATCTGTAGAATCTTCTAGCATCATATTTTTTACATCGTCACTCATATTTATCCTTTCTGATAGAGATCAAATTCAATTGGGTAATATTTAAACTCTCTACGATCCCATTTCAAGAGGTTAAATTGGCCATTGGTCATGTCACTTGCTATAGCACAAGAGATACCAATGACCGCCGGATCTCCTGTAAGCAATATATAATCTTGATTTGTAAAATCTTTCAAGTTTTTTCGCATCTTAAAAACGAAAGGTGCGGCATTAAATGCAACTTGATCAAAGTAAGCAAGACATATAACTAAATATCCAAAATTAGATGCGCTTAATATATTTATATTAGCTGGTGGATGTTGTAATACATACACGAAATTTTCTTTAGGATTATCTTTCTTAAATTCTAAAAACTCTGTAAGACTCTTGTCTTTATATAATTCAAATATTTTATTTTTCATTCTATTTTCTCTCTTGACAAAGTATATAATGATCCTTATTTATAATGTCAATAGAAAGAATTAAATTATTTTATGGTAAGAAATTATAGATTTAAAACCAAGCCGTATGAGCATCAATTAGTTGCTTTAGAAAAATCTTGGGATAAAGAAGAGTATGCATATTTTATGGAAATGGGAACTGGTAAATCAAAAGTTCTTATTGATAATATTGCTATGTTGTATGACAAAGGAAAAATAAATGCGGCGATGATTATAGCACCAAAAGGTGTTTATAGAAATTGGTTATCTTCAGAAATTCCTACACATTTACCTAGCCATATACAATATAAAAGTGTACTATGGACAGCTTTAACATCCAAAACAAAAGATAAAGAGTATCAATCTTTGTTTGAAACAGACTATAACCTTCACATCTTTATTATGAATGTTGAGGCGCTATCAACGCCAAAAGGTTTAACCTTTGCGCGTAAATTTCTATCATGCCACAATACTTTAATTGCTGTAGATGAATCTACAAC